CCCCCCGTTTCTCCATCTCACTCCGCTGCCATTTCTGGACTTTGGCCAGCCTGCCCACCTCCGTTTTCAGTTCAACAAAGATGGTCTTGCCGGTGGGGGTGATTATCAGTCGATCAGGCACGCCGGGATTTCCGGGTGACACAAACTTATAGCAGAGGCCACCGTGCTCTTTCACCTTGCGAACAAGGTAGCTCTCAATATAGCTTTCTTTCATGGATTTCCTCCTTTCGGAACAGTGGAACATTCGCGCGTGTATGTAGCGCAAACAGGCGGTTTAGAGAGTTTTATTTTTCTCTATTCTCTCTAAATCCTCTCTTTTACCCTAATATAGAAAATGAATGTTCCAATGTTCCACTTGGCCTAAAAGCCTTGCGGCGCAAGGGTTTTGCCCGGAACATTTGCCGGAACATTGCCCGGAACATGTTCCACCTGCCCGGAACATTGGAACATCTGAAAATCTCAAATGTTCCGGGCAATGTTCCGGGTCAAAGCCGCACCTTTTGAAAGCCCCGTTGCTTGCCGCAGTAGCCAAAGCGCAGGGAGCCTCTGGCCCTTTCCCACAAGGCGCTGGCCTCAATGATGCTGTTGATTTCTGCCGTGTCACTGTACCTCATATCCCGCTGCTTGCCGTCCAGAGCCTCACACCAGACCTCCAGAGCACACACACGGTCACGGGGCACCAGCTTGACATCTCCCTGCACAGCGCCGCCCCAGAACATCCGGCGGCGGTCAAGCGGCCAGTTCTGCCAGTCCTCCGGCACCGGGCGCTCCAGGAAGTCCAGGATGATGCCCTCACGGGTGTTGACCTCACGGTGGGCCTCCTGGGCCTCCTTAGCGGCGGCCTCAATTTCCCCTTTGAGGAAAAGCGGTTCTCCCGTCTGCCAGCGGACCATGGCCTCAGCCCAGAGCTGGTCAATTTCTCCGGGCAGATCAGTCCAGACGCTTTTGGCCGCCGGGGCCAGGCCCACATCCACCGGCCAGAAACGCCGGTTGCCGGTGCGGTCCCGCAGGTAGTCAGAGGTGTTGGTGGTGCCGAAGAACACACAGCACCGGGGCAGCTCCTTGACATGGCGGCCATAGGCCGCACGAAAACGGTCAGAGCGCAGGGAGAGAAACTGCTTGATGCACGCCACATCCGTCTTGCGGAAAGCGTCCAGCTCACCGATCTCCACCAGCCAGACCCCCTGCAAAAGTTCAGAGGCCTCCTTGCCCTCAAAGGTGCGGATGCTGTCATTAAACCAGCCCCGGCTCATCTTATCCAGCAGGGTGCTCTTGCCAATGCCCTGGGGTCCGGCCAGGATGAGCATGTTGTCATACTTGCTGCCGGGCATCATGGCACGGGTGACGGCGGCGGTGAAAGCCTTGCGGGTCACCGCTCTGGTGTAGGGGCTGTCCTCCGCCCCCAGGTAGTCAATGAAAAGGGTGTCCAGGCGGGGCACGCCGTCCCACTTGAGGCTCTGGAGGTAGTCCTGGACCTCGTTGAAAGCGTGCTGTGTGGTGTGGAGGGAGAGCGCCCCGTCAATCTTGCCGTTGCCGGTGATGTGGTGGACCTTTTCCATGTACCAGTAGAGGCCATTGTTGTCATTGTCATCCCAGAGGCGGCGCTTGGTGGAGGCATTCCAGGGGAGCGCATCCAGCACCTCACCACGGCCCGCAAACTGGTTGAGGGCAAACTTGCCCTTGAGCAGCGGGTCATTCTCAAGAATAATCCAGACATTATCAATGGTGGCCTTTGGGAGGCCGGTCTGGCTGTTGATCTCCAGCCGGTCCATCCAGTTGGCGGGCTCTGCATCGTTGGTGGCCTCCACGCCCTCAAAGTCCTTGACGGCCTCCTGGTAGCGCTCCTGGCTCATCAGGGCGGACACATCGGGGTCTTGCGTGGCCAGTTCGCACATGGCACGGTAGGAGGGCAGGCGGTTGGTGGGAGTGCCCGGCTGGGCCTCATCGTCCTTGTCACCAAAGCGATGCAGGCGCACCAGGTCAAAGGCGTTCACCAGCTTGCCGCTGCACGGGTCAGTGGCGTGGTGGGAGTAGAGAAACTTGCCGCTGTCATAGATGACAGCGCCGCCGGTGGTGGAGCCGCCCAGGTAGGTGTAGCGGCCCGGCATACTCTCCACCGGCTCATACATGCCGGGGATGAGCTCATCCATGGCACGGTAGATGTCATAGGTGCGGCAGAAAGCGCCCACAACACCGTTTTTGGCCTCCGGGTCACCCTGCTTGACTGCCAGCTTAGTGGGCAGGTTTTGGGAGCCGGGCACCTGGGGCCAGAGGGTGCAGTCACGCCAGTCCTCATACTGGCCCAGCAGGCCCTTGACGGACAGCAGGGGCTTGTCTTTCCACACATAGATGTATTGGCTGTCTGAGCAGCAGCTTGGCCAGTACATCAGACGGGACACCTCAAAGGTGGTGGGGTCACAGAGCTCCAGGCCTATGTACTCCGCCATCTTGCGGGCGATGGGCTCATATTCATCCGCTGAGGCCGTGCGGTCCAGCGGCAGCAGAACACGCAGGCGGGGTGCCGCCAGGCTGTGCTTACGGGTGGAATAGATGCAATAGCCGCAGCTCAGCCCCTCAACACGGCGCAGGACATCCTCCGTGCCGCCCGGTGGGATGTTGTCCAGGTCCAGCGTGATGACATCACGCCCGGTCACATTGTTGGCCTTTCGGCGGGGGCCTGACAGTGTGCCTGCCATAAAGCCGCCCACATCCTTGAGGTCATCCTGCTGGGCCTTTTTCATATTCAGATATTCTGCCAGGGGCTCAGTGCCTCTGGCGGGGGTCTGGAGCTTTGCCCACAGCTCAGAAATGAGCAGGGTTTGCGCCTGCCAGACCATGGCCCTCCGGCTGCTACCGGCGGAGATGGTTATTTTGCGGTCAAATTGCATGGGTCACACCTCACGGTTTCGGATGTATCAGGGATTGAGAAATGCGGTTGTCAAGCCGCTGGAGCTTGACGGTGCGCTGCTGGGTCACCTCATCACGGATGCTAAACATGAGCTTGAGCTGTTCCAGCATGATCTCAACATCAGCGATCTCCTCAGCGATGTGGGCAGCGTTGTCCTGGCCACGGAGGTTTTTGGAGAGCTCCTTGGTGAGCTCTGCCATCTCCTCCATGCAGACCGTGCACTGGCTGGTCTTGCCATAGACATTCACCGCAAGCTGGCAGATTGCCGTTTCGCATTTGGTCATCTAAAAAACCTCCCTGTCTTGCGGTCCCGGAGCTCAATGCGGGCCGTCAGCTCAAAGCCGCTTTCCGCAATGATAAACTTGAGGACCTTGATGAGAGTGTTGACCTTGGCATCCAGCGCCTCATGCCCCTCTGCGGACACTTTCTTGATGGCGTTGTATGCCGTTGGGTCTGCGTAGCCCTCAGCGTTTTCCCAGGGTTTTGGGCTCATTGGCCAGCACCTCCTTTTGCCATTGTTCGACATCTGCACCCAGCTCCTTGAGCTTGAGCCGTTCCGGGTACAGGTCATCCATTTCATAAAAGTCACGCATCCGGCGGTGTTCTGCGGCCATCGCCAGATAGAAGTCATGGAGCCGCTTGACCCCAAAGCCCAGGTGCCGGTGCAGTGTCCAGAGCACCATGCAGTCCACATCCAGAGCCAGCAAGTCATCTTTCTCAAGGCACTGCTGGTTGATTTCGTGCATCATGGCCGCCCGCATCTCCGGGGTCATTATGGACTTGCCCAGAGCGGAGAGCTTGATGTTGAGTGTGGGGTCTTTGGGCACCTGCACACCTTGGCGTTGCAGGTTTCGCCGCTCTTTTCTGTTCATCGCTTTGTGCCTCTCCGGCAGCGCCCGGCGTTCTCATTGGGCTGCCAGTCCTCAACCACAAGGACCGGCTGGCCGGGGCCTTTGTCACAGATGAAGTCACCCTCACCAATGTACTGGCAGCAGTCACACATGCCGGGGTCGCACATTCGGGGCTTTTCACTCCTGGGTCTGGGTTTCCGCTTTTTCATAGGGGCAGCTCCTTTCTGTCACGATTTCACCGGCGCAGGCCGCATAGCCCGCCAGATCAATAAAGCTGTCAGGGCTGGAGCCGGTGGCGATGCGGGCCACCTTGAGCAGGGCCAGCATAGTGCCGGCATCCTTGGCCGTGATGCCGTTGATGGGCATGACCTTGGCATACTCCGGGTGCGCCGCTCTGAGGTAGACACCCCAGAGCAGGCCGATGGTTTCAAAGTTATTCTCCGGCGTGCCATAGTCCTGCTCACGCTCACCGCAGACACAGCGGCGGGCGGCCTCCAAAATCTCAGAGCGTTTCATTGGGCACCTCCTTATTGAGCCATTCCAAAAGTTGCGTTTTTCCAAGGGACTGGCAAAAGGTCTTGGAGAGGAAAGCGGCCAGTTCCTCAGCGTCCATGTTGTGCATGAGCTCCAGCGTGGTGGGGACCACCTCCGGGCACTCCTGCATACGGAGCTTGTGGCAAGCCTTGCCCAGATAGTTCAACAGGCAAGAGCCAGCCTGGGAGCAGCGGTCACACAGTTTCATGGGCGGCCTCCTCAATATCATCGAAGATGACCGGCACCTGGGAGCGCATCTGGTGGAGCAGCGGGATGGCCACCTCACGCATCTGCGGGTGCGCCGCCGGGGCGGTCCGCAGCTTGAAGAAATGCCGCCATTCTCGCAGGTTGGCTGTCATCACCACCTCAGTCTTGAGGCATGTGGGCAGAACAGCACGGGCCTCTTGCGGGGTGCAGCCCCAGTCCAGCAGCTCAAAATATGACTTTTCAGCCATTCTGCAAGCCACTTTCCAATACTGCCAGCCCGGTGTGCCCTCCGTCAGGAAAGAGGGGCGGATGACGGTGATTTCACTGCCAAAAACATCCTTGGAATAGTTGCAGTAGCGGGTGCTCTCTTGGCAGTAGGAGGCCATGCGGTGCCGGACAATTTCATGGGACACACCCCGGTCACACACAAACTTGACCGTGATGTCAAAGTGTTCCAGGACGGCCTCATGGCCACGCTTGATGATGCCCGCCACAAACTTGGCGGCGCTGGTGTCGGTGATTTTGTCCTCAGACTTGTAGCAGACCCGCCCGCACAGCTCAATGTGCTGGAGGATGGCCTGGCCATCCAGCGGGGTGAGGATTTCGGTATAGGGGTTAATGATTTTCATGTGTCACGGTCCTCTCTTGCAAAGCGTTCATCCAGTTCAAACACGCCACGGGGCTGGCTTTTGTAAAAGCCTTTCATGGGGCGCTCTAACTGGGCTTGTAGGTGTTTCAGCTTTTCCCAATACTCCGGGAGATACTGGCGGATGTTTCTGAGCTCCTTGAGGTTTTTGTTGCAACAGCACCAGCAGGAAACACGGTCCAGAATGTCATAGAGCCGGATGGAGCCCTCCAGCCAGAAATATCCGGCGGAGTAGCAATATTGCAGGCAGTCCGCCTCAGTCATGCCAAACTCCGCAAGCGGAAAGAGCTTGTAGGGCTTGCGCTCTTTTTGGAGCCTGGGCGTTTCATCTGCGGCGATGCCCACATAGACCTTTGCGCCCTGGCGCTCTGCATACTGGTCAATGGTCCGCAGCTTGCAGGTGGTGCCCCAGCGGCACAGGCCGCCACACCAGCCATACCCACGCCGCTCACGCCCCTTGACGGGACGCTCCAGCATGTCATAGAGAAAAGTGTTGTCCGGGCATAGTGTTGTGTATTTGATGCCGTGCTGCTGGAATATCTGGAGCATATCATCCCGCAGGTCATAGATGGCTTGAAACTCCATCCCGGTGTCATAAAAGACCACCTCATCCAGCGGCAGACCACGCTCTATGAGCATGAGCACCATGGCCAGGCTGTCCTTGCCAAAGGAGCACGATGCAATGTATTTCATGTGTGCCTCCCACGCCCCGCCTCCGCAAACAGCGGGGGGGGGCTGATTATTAAGTAGTCACGGGCCCGGCCCATTGTTCCGCCATTGCGGCGGCTATGCCGGGGAAAGTTTTGGCCCTGTTGATGGGGTCCCGTTCTCTGCGGCCTTGAAAGCGTCGGTAGTTCCCATGTGCGTCTTTGCATCCTCCATTTACCCATGGGGTGACACCCTCCGTGATGATTTCGGTGGGGACCAGCAGGGGCAGCTCTTTGAGCCACAGGCATGTCCGCTTTGTGTGCGGGTGCCCAAACTGCCAAGGCTGTATTGCTTGGGTGTAGGGCGGTAGCTCCACGATTTTCAAAGGAGTGGGGTTTTCCACGGCAATCTTTGCACAGTCGGCGCTCAGAAAGCTCATAAAAAAAGCCTTGGCCTCCATTGCTTTGGCGTATCGCTCCGCCACGATCTCACCATTTACTCTCATGCGGACGGCGCTGGCATTGGTCAGATAGGTGCAGGGCGGGAAAGCAATGAGCATGTCCCACCGCCCCAGCACATAATGTGCGGAGCCGTCACAGGTCTTGAAAAAGCAGTAGCCGTTGAGCAAAGGGAGCACATCTTGCTGAATGTGCCACTCAGGGTGGCCGCCGGAGCATGGGATGAGGTCACAACTGTATGCCTCATGGCCCAGCTTTCGCAAAGCTATGGTGACCGCCTGGCTTTCCTCGCAGGCAACAAGGATTTGCATAAAAGCCTCCCTCAGCCCACCACCGCATTGGTAGCGGGGGGGGGCTCGTCAGTTATTTAGTCTTTCTTGAAAAATGTGCCCACCCAGCCATCAGCGTTGAGCGGCAGATCAGCAGCCCACGGGATGGGCTGGCGCATGATGTTGACCACCGTGTCCAGCATGGTGTCCTCATCAGCCCAGGGGGCAATGTCAATGACCACCTCATCATGGATGTGGAAAATCACCGGCAGGCCAGCGGCCTCAAGGCGTTCAATGGTGTCCGCCAGACAGTCACGGGCAATGGCCTGGACGCAGTTTTCCACCAGCTTGCCGCCGTAGGTTTCGATGCGTTTCCACCGTTTGGTTTTCTGGTCCATGCCCATGTAGGAGATGGAGGGATTGCCCCATTGGTTTTCACCGATGCCGGGGCTCACATAGTAGAGCTTGCGGCCAGAGGGGAGCTGAATGGTGAAACAGTCGGTGCCCTGGTTGTAGTCATACTCACGGGCCAGCAGCAGGCCATTGATGCCCACACTGCCGCCCTGGGTGATGACCTGCACGGCGGCATTGTCCATGGAATACCACAGGTCACGGATGCGCTTGTTGGCCTCACGCCAGCGGCTCACGATGTCCGGCAGGTCCTCCTCCGGGATGCCCATGTCCAAGGCTCCCATGTTGATGAGTGCGCCGGTGCTGCCCTGGTAGCCCAGGGCCAGCTCTGCCACCTTGCCCTTTTGCCGGAGTGCATACTCTGGATTGCCCTTTTTGATGAGCTCAATGGGCACGCCGAACATCTGAGAGGCAGAGGCCTCATAGATTTTGCCGTGGGTGCGGAACACCTCCAGCCGCCATTGCTCACCGGCCAGCCAGGAGATGACACGGGCCTCAATGGCCGAAAAGTCAGCGTCAATGAGGACATGACCCTCCGGGGCCACAAAAGCGGTGCGGATGAGCTGGCTGAGAGTGTCAGGCACGGAGCCATAGATCAGCCGGAGGGCATCCAGCTTGCGGTGCTCCACCAGCTCACGGGCCAGCGGCAGCGGCTCTGTGTAGGTGCGGGGCAAGTTCTGGACCTGCACCAGGCGGCCTGCCCAGCGCCCCGTCCTGTTCGCCCCATAGAATTGGAGCAGCCCACGGACACGGCCATCCGGGCACACAGCGGCCTCAATAGCGTCATACTTTTTGGTGCTGGTCTTGCCCAGCTCTTGGCGTATCTCAAGCATCCGCTGGACCTGGGGGCTGTTGTCCTCCTTGCCCAGCAGGCGGGCCACGGTGTCCTTGCGGAGGTCCGCAAGCTCCTCTCCCATGGCCTCCTGGAGCCATTGCGTGAGCTGTGCCACGCTGTTGGGGTTGTCCAGCTTGGAGATTTTCATAGCCTCCTGGGTGAGGTTTTGGCGGGTCACATTGCCCAGATAGAGGGCACCGCTCACCAGGTCCATGTCCACGGCCACGCCACGGGCATTGATGATGAGGTCCGTTTCCCATTGCTTTTGCACGAAGTCCGGCACGGGGAAAGCAGAGAGCCGCCGCTCAATCTCCATCTCAGTCACAACATCCTGGCGGCAGTATTCTTTGAACAGCTCCCACTTGTCGGTGTCGTGCTGGGGCAGGTTGCGGGTGCGGCCTCCATTGGCCTTTGTGGGGGCGCAGGGGACGCAGAAATAACGGATGAGCGCCTTGCCGGTGTTTAGCTTGCGCTTGTCCTCAGCAAGCCCCAGGGCCTTGCCAGTGGCATCCAGGCCTGCTGTGTAGCCACAATAGAGGCCGTGGAACATGGTGCAGCGCCATTGGTCCGGCGGCAGGGTGCCCAAAAACTTGGACAGGCAGCCCCACTCAAAGGGGGCGTTGTATGCGTGCTTGATGTACTCCGGGGAGACTAACTATTAAAAGTCAAGCCCCAAAATGAAAAAATCCGCCAACCGACCGCTGCCCCTGACAAACAGCATTCAAATGCTGGTCTTGGAACAGCGAGGGCGACGGAGAGAACAGCAAAGCAAGCCCGGCCAACCCTCGCAGAAACAGAATAGCATTTGAATGCTTCGGTTCGTCAAGGGTTCGCTGCGCCAGCTAAGTTTCTGTTGGAATTAGCTCAGGCTCAGGAGAAAATCATGCAGCTGTAAGATATGTTTTTCCAGACTTCTGCAAAGCGTAGATCAGCCGCACGAGTTTCTTCATGGCATGGGACAGGGCAACATTGTAGTGTTTTCCTTCGGCACGTTTTTTGGCAAGGTATTCAGCAAAGACAGGATTCCAGTAGCAGACGTACTTGGTTGCGTTGTAAAGGGCATGTCGCAGGTAGCGGGAGCCACGTTTTTCCATGTGAGCATAGCAGTTCGTGAGTTTTCCGGACTGGTATGTAGATGGAGAGCAGCCAGCGTAAGCAAGAATTTTGTCAGGAGAACTGAAATTGGAGAAATCCCCGATTTCTGCAAGGATTACAGCAGCGGAGTTTACTCCCATGCCGGGAATCGAGAGAATTGGTGGATTGAGCTCATCTATGATTTTCTGAATAGAATCTTCAATTTCGTCGATCTCGGAGGCAAGTTCTTGAATGAGTTTAATGGTATGCTTCAATTCCAAAGATTTGGCAGGCATGACAGAGCCAATAGAAGCTCTGGCTGCCTCTCGAATCTGGATGGCTTTCTCTTTTCCGTAGCGTCCTTTGGACGCTGTTGTAAGAAGGTTTGTCAGCTTGGTAAGATGGACTTCTGAAATTTGCTTTGCACCGGGATATTCGCTAAGAAGTGCGTAGATTGAAGTGCCATGGATAGACGAAACAAGCCCTTCCAATTCGGGAAACAGAATCGTAGCCAATCTGGACACCGATTGCTTTAGTTTAGCGCGTTCCTGAACTTTATCAAATCGGTATCTTGTTAGTGACTTTAGCTCTTCGTTATGGTATGCTATATCCGTGTAGGACTTGAGGTCTACATCGGACAATAGCATAGTTGCAATCGTTCTTGCATCCACACGATCGGTTTTGGTTTTGCGAAGGCTGAGACTTTTTCGGTACAGGTTGGTGTGTAAAGGGTTAATGACATAAGTTGGCAGACCGTTGTCAAGAAGGAACCCAAGAATATTGTAGCTGTAATGTCCGGTAGCCTCAAGTCCTACTTTTATTTTGTCTGACTTTTTGGTGCAGTTTCGAATCGTTTGAAGCAGCTGCTTAAATCCATCCATGTTGTTGGGGATGGTAAAGCAGTCAGCACGAACCATTCCGTCTGAATCAAGAATACAGCAGTCATGCTTATCCTTGGCAACATCAATTCCAACACAAACCATTTTGATACCTCCGGTATATTTATTTCGATGCTGTTCAGGACCACAGACTTCTTTGCTCTTGTAACCTCGTTCTAAATAAACCGTCTGGCGGTATCTAACTGATTAACATTTCAACAAAGAAGCTGTGGTTGGAGCCT